GTGGAAATGACCGAGCACTACGCGAACATCGAACCAAGCCGCGCTGACGTGGACGCGCTGGAAGGCCCCGTGCTGCTGGAGTTCGGCACGGCCTGGTGCGGCCACTGCCGCGCCGCCCAACCGCTGATCGGCAAGGCGCTGGCGGACCGGTCAGGCATCACCCATCTGAAGATTGAAGATGGTCCGGGGCGGCCGCTGGGACGTTCGTTCCGGGTCAAGTTGTGGCCTACGCTGATTCTGCTGAGCAAGGGCCAGGAGCTGGGACGCGTGGTTCGCCCGCAGGACTTGCGGGCCATTGAGCAGGCCCTGGGTGCAGCCGGACGAGGCTGAACCGCGTGCAACCACGCGGTCACGGGCCTGGCAATACCGGCATTGACCCCGTGCTTCACGACCATCGGCAGGCAAGCCGTGGCATAATCCGCCGTCCAGTTTTGCAGGAGCCTTGGAGAGTCGCCCATGTCCGAACCCGATCAGCGGTTGTGCCTATACGGAATCAAAGCCTGGGACGCCGCACGAATCAGGCTCAACGCCTAGTGCCGCGCGGCTTTCGGCCAGTTTTCACGCTCAGAAATCCGCTCTTTTGCGCAATCTCCCGCGGCAACAGAATCAAACACTTACGTTTGCGTTTTGGGGAAGAAATTTCCCCTATCTCAGCCCGTCCGGGCAATCTCAATTCCCCTTCGTTACTTCCATCGCCCACTCCTGCAGATACTCGAGCGCGGCTTGGTCCTGCTTCATTCCTCGGCGGATATCCCAAACAGCCCGTCCAGAATCTGCACTGAGTTCGACGCTGGCTGCATCGCCCATGCTGCCGGAGCTGGTGGCGGCGGACACGATGGCGTCGTTACGGGCGAGGGTGACTTCGATTCGCAGGCGGCGACGCTCATCGTCAGCAGAGCTATACAGACGCTCGAGGCGATCGTTTTCGGTGAGTGCATGGGTCAGTTTCTCGGTTGATTGTTTGTCGGCGGTGGCCAGACGCTGCTCGAGTGCGAGCCGATCGGCCTGCTGCTTGAGGATCACCGAGGCATTGGCCTCGGCAACCTGTCGCAGATGGGTCTGGTGCTCGGCCTGTGCCTTCGAGGCATCAGACTGAGCCGATAGCACCCGGATCTGCTGCCCGCCGGCTACAACGGCCAGAGCCAGCAGCCACCAGGCCCAGCTGGGCACGAGCTTCAGCCAGGCGGTCATCTCATCACCTCACGCACGGCCGCGGCGAATCGAGCTGGCCAGCGCTCCGGATGAGGTTTTCCGGGCCGCCATGTCCTAGCGTACAGATCCCACCCGCCAGCGGCGTCATGCTCACTTGGCAGCGGCTTCGGATCTGTCCAGAGCAGCAGCCGTCCGAAGGCAAACGCCAGCACGTCATCACGCTCGAGCGCTGCCCATACGGCCGCAGGGTCAGGCGCAACTCCGCGCGCAGCACATACGCGGCGGGCATGGTCACGGCTCGACGGGTGATTCAGCACGCCACGCACGCCGCCGCCCTGCTCGAACTGGAGCAGCCCGCGGGCCGGCCCGGTCGGCCACTGGCGCCGGCGCTGCTCGGGATCTTCCTGCTGAGTAATAGCCAGCAGCATGATCTCGGCCTCTCGGCTCGACATTCGCGCAGGCAGCAGCGCGAGAGCGGGCGCTATGGCTCGCTCCCGGATTTCAGAGAGGGTCATGGGAAACTCCAGGCAATAAAAACCCGGCGCTCGGCCGGGTTAAATTTATCTATTTGCTACAACAAACTTGTCTGTTTGGCGCCTTTCCGTAGATTCTCTTTTGCCCAAACAGGCCGAAGGTTACTGAGTCGGTTAATTACTGCAGGATCAGTAACCCCTTCTGCCAGATACTGGGATATCGGAATTATATGATCTATGTGCCAATCACCCCGGTTATCCCACGACATTCCTCGATCAAACTGCCGCTCTAGATGAGCCATCAACTCATAGCCGCTATACCCAAGAGACGGCTGTAGCGGTCCATTTTTACCGAGCTTAGCTCTCCTCAACGCAATCTGATACCTGCTCCTGACGTTCTGGATGCATCGGAATGCGGGGTCAGCGGAATATTTCTCGCGAAAATACCTTGTGAAATATAAACGCATCTGCTCTTTGTTAGCTGACTTCCACTTAGCCTTATATGCCGCAGACCTGTCAGGGTTGTTTCTTCTCCATTCCGATAAATACTCAGCGAATCTTTCGCGGTTGATCATTCTGTAGTCGCTGAAGTAATCAGGATTTGAAGCTCGCTCCCTAGCGCTTTTGAGACGCCTGCATTCAGCGCATTTGCCGCTATTGACTAGGCGCTTCGCTATATGACCTTGCGCACAAGGGGCGCCAGTAAAAAAATGCTTTAAGCCTGCTGCCTTGGCATCTTCTTTGGTGATTATGGATATAATGGGCTCAGCCATGGTTGCCTCACGACAGGTAATCTTGGTTAGAGGCCGCACAGCGTCGCAAGCGCTTTGCGGCCTCGCTCATTCTACCAAACCACTGGTTTTATATACACGTCCAGGCAAAAGAAAGCCCGCTCGATGCGGGCTTAGCTGAACTTCAGCGTTCGTGTTCCTGCTGGGATCGGGTTCGAGGCTGGATTGTGGCGAAACCTCGTCTGCGTCGCGTCGCCAGAGATCCTAGTCCAGGCCGTGATGGCGGTGCCGCCATCGATCGACAAGCCAGTGAATGGAAGCGACGCATAGCTGCCGCGAATGGTCAGCTCTAGGCGCCGCTCGACGCCTTCATACAACTCATAGACCAGACCAATGATCTCGCCATTTGCTCCAACTGCCGGCGCTGTGTTTGGCAGCGCGCTGGCTCCGGCAGGAGTGATTGAGCCCATGGACCCAGCGTAGTAGCCGCCATATGAAGCTGTTTCGTAGGCGGCCACTATCTGGATGGTCGGAAAGCGGGTAAAGCCCGCCACTACGCCGGGCATCATACCGCCACCGTTTGGCCGATCACGTCCCACACGTTGCTGGCAACGCGTTTGAGCGTCACGGTCATGCGATCGGTCATCACCAGCGAGCCGCCTGATGGGGCGTTGAGCGTCACGCCTGACCCGGCTGCGAGCGTCAAGTTGGCGTTTGCGGCGCGCCGTATGTGAATCTCGGTGTTGTCTGCCCATGCCACCGACGCCTGCGGGGCGACCGTATAGGTGCTGGCCGAAGTGTTGGTGAACCGCAGGTACTGGCCTGCATCTGCGAGCAGCGAGGTTTGAGCCGTAGCGGTCTTGCTGACTACCGTCGGGACATCCTGCTTTGCAGCCAGCGCGCTGGCGTCGGCCTTCGTGGCCGGGTCAATCCCGCCCCATCGGGCCAGGTTACGCGAAGTCATGGAGACCCCCTAGGTACTTACACCACTCGCCGAGGGTGCGCGGATTCAGAATGGTCGGAGCCGGCAACCCAGCAGCGGCGGCGCACCATTCCGAGCAGAACTGCGCGCCCTTCACGGGGCGGTTCAGGTTGAGGAACTGCGACAGGATGAGCGACGGCCAGCCATAGCGGTGATGGTCGGTCGCCTCGAAGTACTCGACGACAGCCTTTGCGCCCACCCACGGCAGCGGTACCAAGTCCCACTTATCCGGAGACAGGCTTATCCGCCCTTCACCCTCGCCGACCAGCTTGCGGCGCACGCCCTTGTCCATGACCGATGACGAGTAACACCAGCCGTCTACGACCAGTTCCGTATGAGAATAGATGGATTTTGTCCAGAACTGTATCAGCCGCGCGGAGAGTCGAGCGTCGTTTTTTCTGAGCGCTAAAAATACTGTCATGTTGACCTCGCAACCGATATACTTTTTATCGTCCACTCTAGAGCCATGGAGCAACTAAATGAAAGTTAAGGACCTGACAGGCATGCGATTCGGGAGACTTGTCGCAATGCGGCAGATCCCTCAGACCGGAAAGACAAAAAATGCGCGGTGGCTCTGCCAGTGCGACTGTGGCGCGCAGCACGAAGCTAATTCATCTTCTTTGCTTCGCGGCCTTATACGTTCGTGCAAATGTCTGGCGCACGAGTTGACGTCGCAGCGGACCGCCAAACATCGCATGTCCCGATCAGTTGAGTGGACGACTTGGCAGAACATGAAAAGTCGGTGCTACAACCCAAGAGAAACGGCTTACCATCACTATGGAGGGCGGGGTATTCGCGTCTGCGACCGATGGCTTGAATCGTTTGAAAACTTTTTTGATGACATGGGTATTCGTCCGAGCGACGCGCACTCCATCGACCGAATAGATGTTGACGGAGATTACTCGCCTGGGAATTGTCGGTGGGCCACTAGATCCGAGCAAGCGAAGAACCGTCGACCTGAATCGTCGATAGAAATAGACGGCGTTTGTAACACGTTGACCTGGTGGGCCGACTTTACCGGAATAAACAAGCAAACCATCCATGAGCGAATTAAGCGCGGAGTTGTAGGCCATGAGTTGATTGAGAAACCGAAACCGAGGAAAAAGCCCGCCACTATTGGCTAATTGGCCAGTCCAGAGCCGGATGAACGCGTTGCCGATCTGGCCCTTGCCCTTGTACAGCGCGAGCTGAACAGTCATGCAAGCGCCTCCTGCAGGCTTGCAGCCGGCGTGGACATGATGATATCCGTAATCTGCTGCAGCTCTGCCAGCACCTCGGGCGTCAGCGTGTATTCGAGAACCGGATCGCCACCGGCCTTGATCTGGTCTTCGTAGCGCTGGCGGCGGCCAGTGAGGAACGCCGACATGGCCTTGAACTGACGCGCCTTGATCAGCGTGCGCCGGATGTACTCCTCGCGCTCAACGCCGCGCTCAGATGCTGCCCGGTCAATCCAAGGCGTAGCGGCGCCAACTGGATCAATAACCCACGCGGACGCTTCTTCGTTCTGCGTCGGCCAGGTGTCTTTCTCAAGCTGCGGGTAGTCGGCGGTCAGCGTCATGGTCGCCGCGTTGTAGGCAGCATTGTTCGCCGATAGAAAACCGCGCCGCGTCTCCTCAGCGCTAGGCATAGGGATAGGCAGTGGCTCATTGCCTGCAGCCTTCCACGCAATGAAGTCGGTGTAGTCGCGGTTGCCTAGATCGGCAGGTATGTAGGCGTTGTCAGAAAGACGGATGACGCCGTTCTCAGTGAGTTGGTACACGGTTAAAGCTCCGCGTCGGCTTGTAGCCAGCCGGTATTGTTAGTAAGCCAGTACCCTTGGCTACCAGCAGTCTGTACCACCACAGCGAAACGACCGCCATCCTTCGATGGTGAATCAAACCCTGTTGGATAACAGTTGTTGAACGTCCAACCAGACGTATTCGTTGACAAGGTGGGTATTGCACGCAGCGTCACGGGGAACATGACAACAATTGGAGAAAATACATTGGGATAGTAGTTTGGTGGAACGTTATGGCCAGTAGTAGGAACACCTCTCCAAAAATACCGCTGGCACAGCGCAAGCTCCACTCCGATAGGCCGCAACTCAAACGGAGTGGCAATTTCACCCTCCTCCAATTGCACATTCATCGCCGTATTTGGCACTGTGATGGTCCAGTGACCGGAGGATGGTGAAGTAATTTGCTGAGTCGTTACTCCAGTACCCGACAGAGTATGTACAGTGTCAGGTTTGAAGTTATCTGCCTCGATTACCTGTGAGATGTTTGCGCCGGAGCGTTTCCAGCGGTCGAACCCATAGCTGCCTTCAGCCAGGGCGGACCAGGTGCCGTTAAAGCCCCGCTGATTAATTCGCATATCCCCGTTGATGATCTTGTTGCGGAAGCTGAATGCACCTGACGCCGCAAGGTAGCTGATCGCGCTAGCGCTCGGCGCAACACCAGACAGCTTGCTCGAATCAACAGCAGTCCCGCCCAACGGCAACGCGTCAGCTACCTCAAACGCCGACAACCGCAGCACCACAAGCTCAGAGCCAACGGCAACCCCCGTGCCGCTGGCTAGCACCACGTTTGTGCCGTTCGTTGCGGTGTAGTGCGCCGGCGCGAGCGATGCGCCGTTGAGGAACACAACGATAGCGCCGGGCGTGTAGCCGCCCGGGATCGTGAACGAGGTCTGGCCGGTTGATGTGGCAGTTACGGTCACCAGCGAGAAGAACGCCGATCCAGCCGCGCCAATTTCAACCACTGAGCCGTTGCTCTTCTTCATGAAGGCGCGACCGTCTGCGGTGTTCAGCGCAAGCTCGCCAAGCTCCAGCGAAGCAGCGGACGGCACGGCCGACGGTGTACTGGAACGCTTATGCAGGATCTTGTCAGCCATGCCTCACCTCAGTATGTGCCGCCGTCGATTCCGTCCACAAACTCCAGCGCGTCAGCTGCAGCGTTGACCTTGACGATTCGCCCGGCGGCGCCGGAGAAAGAAGACGGGGTGTCGGTCAGTGTCACGAAGGTCGAAACTCCACTCGGCGGAGCTTCCATCACGAACGAGCCGTCGCGGTACACGAGCACCTGACCGTTGGCAGCCCCGGCCAGGCTCACGTCGGCAAGATCGCCAATGCTGGCCGCCTCGATCACTGCCTCGACAGAGGCTGCGAAGTTGGCGATGTCAGCCGCGGTGAGGCCGTCGAGCTTGTCCTTGAGCGCTTTGCCACCGATGGCAACCGGCGTGCCGTCGCTGATTCGGCCGTAGTACAGCAGCCCCGAGACTTCCGAGTAGGCAAGCTCGCCAGCGGCCAGGCTGGACGGTGCGGCGGTTACGTCGGAACGCTTGATGCGGATAGTGTCAGCCATGGTGACTCCTCAGAAATGGCCGCCATCGGGCGACACGGGTTCAAATCGGTTTTCGTGAAAGACCTTGAGCTGCAAGGTGAGCGGGTTCCACCAGGTTTCGCTTTCGCTGGCGCCTACCGGCTCGTGATCCTGGATATACGAAATGCCGCCAGCGCCAACTCCGTCGCGCCCGGGCGGACCCTGCTCCCCTGCCATTACGACGACCGTCTCGGCGTCCGGCTCAAGGCCGACGGCGTATTCGCTGCCGGCCTCGATGACCAGCACCTCGGGATCACCGCAGATAGCGATGCTCATGTGGTAACCTCGCGGCTGACGGTGACGGCCCCCTGCAGGTAGCGCTGGACGGTGCCGTCGGCGTACTCGACTTCAAGGTCGTACACGCCATCGGTCCACGTAAGCGCGGCCGTTTGCGCTGCGCTCAGGGTGCGCGTCAGCGTGCCGGGGCCTGTGATGGCCAGGCCGCCGTTTTCCGTGTTCAGTTCGAGCAGCAGAGCCCCGCCGAGGCCTGCCCGGATCTGCATGCGGGCCTTGGATCCGGTCAGGTCTACCGGCGGCTTGTAGATCAGTTGCCCGCCGCTTGGGTTGAGGCCGAACGCAGACAGTGCGTTTATCTCCAGCGTGTCAGCGGCGACCACGATGACGCGGTGCGGCCGTTCGCGTGTCGAGCGGTTCACGCCCTGCATTCCGTTTGCGCCTTCGACCCATGCCAGCCAGTTGCCCGGCAGCCCGTGGTCTACGGTGAGGCGCAATGGCGAGCCACCGAGCGCGGTGATCGGCCGATATTCGTAGCGCGGCTGCATCAGCCGCAGGGTGTCGCGCAGGGTCGAGCCCTGCACGATGTGCAGATCGAGTTTTGCTGGCTGCATGGTTGCTCCGAAGGCGTTACGCGCCGGTCAATGCGATGAAGTCGGGCACAGGGTCTCGCGCGTTGCGCATTTCGATCTGGACATGGACGTGCGGCGTGCCCTCGTCATCCCAACGCTCGATCAACAGATCGGAGAGGCGCACGCGCTCGGCGATTTCCAGCGTCACAACCGACCCATCGGCCGAGCCCTGCCCCGACCCTGTGTAGTCGACCAGGGCGGCGGTGAATACCTCGCCAGGATTGATGAGCGCAGCAAAATCGAGCGCAAGCGCAATGGTCGCGGCCGGCTGCGGCTCCACCTTCAAGACGAACCCGGCCGGATTCGAGGACCATGCTGGGATTGTCAACGTGATCCCGAACTGGCCCGCCTCCTGATAGGGAGAGCCGATGCCGACCTCTTTGTCCGACCGATCCAGGGCCACCGTCGTCGAGAATGTCGACGCCTGGTACTCATTGAGCGGCGGGCACTCAGCCAATGGCATCCAATCTTCTGGCCCGGTCGTGCCGACGGACACGAACAAGCGCTGGAAGGGATGAGTGGTAACCAGCCAACTCAGCCCGGCCGCGCCTGGCGTTTGCGCCGGCTGATCAGCGCTCACCGTTATGGAAGATCCACCCGAAGAGAGCGCTGCAAGCGTTGCCGCGGTCAGCCCGCAGTAGATGACGCTACCGGTCGGCCAGTCTTGATCAGCGGTACCCTCGCGAGCGCGAGTGAGCGTAGCCGACCCGGCAGCAACGACCGCGTCGACGATCTCCCATCGCGTGGCGCCAGCTGCGGCATCCGCTAGCGTCAGTCGGTATTCGCCGTCAGGCAGGTCGAGCGGGCACGACGTAGCGCCCTGCTCCAGGTCAATTGCCCGGAGCCAGTTGTTGACGTAGTTCATCGATTACACCCAGGTGAAGTAGCCGCCGCCGAGACGCGCGCGCTTGATCTGGCCAGTGACGGGGTTATAGGCGCCGACCGAAAAGCCGGTGTGGTAATCCCACAGCGCCTGGCTGAAATTGCTTGCAAACCGGTTGTGGCCTGGAATCAGGTTCCCGGTCGCAGTGTCGCCAGCGTCCACCCCCGATGGGGTGATGGCAGGGCCTGCAACGTATTCGAACTGGTTGTTGCCCATACAGCGAGCCATGGCCGAAATGACCTTGTTGCTCGACTGCAGTCCGGCGTACCAGGTCAGGTCGTAGTTCGCGTTGCCGTAGGACGACGCCATGGCCAGTCGTGGCGCCCCGTCATGTCGAGGGCCGACCGCGCCCGTGATGATTTCACCATGGATGGACGGCACACGAATCACCGGGGCATTGGTCTCGACGCTCGAATAGTTGGTTGACGAGAACCGTAGCGAATACGTCGTGACGTTCGGGTTCTGGTCTTCCGTGTAGCCCGCGGTGAACCATGGCTGAAAGCTGCCGTTGCCGATCTTGACCAGCGCGGTGTACTGGTAGTCACGCACATACGGGCTCCACCACTGCTCCATGTCAGCGCGCGATACGGGCTCTTGCGCGGTAAGCGTGAGGCTGGTTGAGATGCGGATCGTGACCAGCTGCGGCGTTCCATCCGGCCCGTACCATCCGCCAATCACTCGGTCCTTGGTGGCCGTGGCAGTCGAGGTGCCGTGGCCGTAGCCGATTGCATACTTGAACGGACCATCTCCAGGCCCGGTTAGCATCGGCTGATAGGGCGGAGTCGGTGGCTCGCCCTCTCCTGCGTACTTTGCCCAGCTCCCAGCCGAACCGACCAACCAGAGCGTTGCCTGGGTTAACGGTCCGCCGTCCTGTGCACTGACGTTCGTGCCGGTTATGCAGGCCGTATAGCCGGCAAGCACATTTACGGTCATGCCGGTGAAATCGGCCGAGAAAACTGCCTCAACAATGGCTCCAATGCCCTCATCGGCATCCTGGTCCACGCGAATCTGATAGGGATAGGCGGTGTAGCTTCTGGTGAATCTCATGCCGAACATCCATCGGCGCCCGTCCGGGCTGGCGTCCAGCAGGAACGCCTCTCCATATTGGCCGGGCAGCTGTTGAAGCGGCGCAACCGGTGCCCGCACATCCAGGAAGCGCGGCCCGGCCTTGAGACTGATGGTCGATCGAACCTCTACCCCGAGCGTCGGCCCGAGATTCACTGCAGACATAGAAATGTTTGCCAGCTCGTTGCCTACACGAACACGACGGTTGCCAAGGTTGAGCCCCCACGCATTGAAGAAAGCGGCATTCCCGGTCCCACTGGCAATGTACTTGTTCCACAGGCTGGCCTCGGGGTCGGCAGGCTGCAGCGCAGGCTCCGGAAGGCCAAGGTCTATTAGGTAGGTATTGCTCGGCGTGGGCCCGGCAAACATGCTCGAGTAGATCTTGCGGCCGCTGGCAAGCTCAATGTAGCGGGCACCGGAGACGGGTGTTACGTAGAGGCCGTGCCACGGCATGCCGAAGGTAACCAGCTCTTCACCCGCAACGAAGTCAGGAATTGACATTCTGGAACTCCAGAACGACCGGCTCGCCGTTGGCGTCGGTCATCGTGACCTTCTTGGCTGCGCGAACCTCGAAGAAGATTGCGCCGTCAGTGGAGGCCCTGAGGATCGACGGGTGGAATTCGCGCGTCCCTGCCGTTTCGATCAACGGACTGGCTATGCCGCCACCGGTAGCGCCACCAGTCGCAGGGCCAGATGACGTGCCGCGCCCCTTCTGTGCAGGCAACGCACCTACCGGATCGATGCGAGGAAGTGGCTTGGCCTGCCGCGGCGGCTGAACCAGGGACTGGATGTCGTCGGCCACGCTCTTACCCGTCCTGCGCGCGGTCATGGCAGCCCCGCTAGCCCTCCGGCTTGCCTCCATCGCGGCACCACTTCCGCGGCGGATCGCTTCCATGGCCGCACCGGAGGCGCGGCGCCGTTCCTCATTGGTCATGGTCATAGCTCCAGCAAATCGTTGGGGATGCCGACGCGATAGAACGCTTCGGCCGAGGCGGTACGCTCGTCGCGATACTCAGCACCGATTTCGCGGGCATTGATGTCAAATCGGCGCGGGTAGAACTCGGCCGGCATGTTGTCGTTCGTGTCGTAGTTGCCCGAGAAGCCTGGCCGATCATCGTCATAGGGACCGATGGGGAAGCCCGTGTACGGGTCAACCTGGCGGCCACCGAGCTGCGTGCCAAGCAGCAATTGAGCCGACGACGTAAACGGCGGAAGGCTGGTGTCTGGCTGCGCAGGGACAGCCAGCGCATCACTGACACCGCCGCCGCGCATGATCGCAATGCTCAGCGAGGTGATCGCTTCACCGCTGCCAAGATCGAACTGGTGGACGATGCGCCGGCATTTGCCAACCGCGTGAACGCCCTGGTCGGCGATCTCAAGCGTGTGCCACAGGTCGATGCCCATCGCCATGCTGGTCGGGACATCCCAGCTGAGCGTCGTCTCCCGGTGAGCGCCGACGATCATCGCCTCGCCAATACGCAGCGCGGTTGCGATGGCATTGCTGCGCCGGCCTTCGTCGGAGAGGTCCTGACTGCCAGTTCCGCCACCGCGGATCGGATCGCTGCCCCAGCTCTCTGCCTGATCGCGCTCGATCGACACGGTGTAGCCAGCGCGCTGAACGATGCGAGTCAGCTCTGACTCGCCGGCAGCGGTGGACAGCACCAGCTTGTAGCTCTCCGTTACGCTCTGCACCCAGCGCCTGGCGCCGGTGAACGAAGCCGACAGCCAGAGGTTGTCGAAGGTGTTGACCCAGCCCTGGCCGTCGCCGCACGGGTTGGCCATGGACAGCGGCAGCTTGTAGCCGCCCACGCCGCCGAGCAGCTGCTGGCCGCTTCCGGACACGGCGCTGGCGATCATGTCCGTGTCAGGAAGCTCAGTCGCCCACACGCGCCAGTTACAGAACCCGCTCTGGCCGCCGCCCGCGTTGACGTGAGTCCAGCTGTAGCCCTCGTTCAGCTGCCAGAGGCGCGGATAGCGGTAGCTGAATTCGATCTCGACGCGATTGGTCGTCGCCTCAAGGTCGGATTGCTGCAGGTCTATCTGCTGATAGAGCGTTGTGCCCGGGCCAAATACGAAATGCGGCGCCGTGGCGTACCAGCTCGTCACCCGCAGATCGCCGTAAGCGGAACAGTCCAGGCTGGCGGTGCGGGTGCTCATGCGCTCCCGGGCATAGTCCCAATGACTGCGGCCCTCGACCGGCTCGCACAGGTCTTCCGACCACCACCCGCCGACCAGTGCATCGATAGCCGCAATCGTCATGCCCTCGACCCGCTGCTGCAGCTGGTCGGAGCATTCGCAGGTCAGGATGCGATTGACCGGGTTCCAGTCGGCACGGCTGATCTGCCCGGTGAACTTGCGCGCTTCGGTCGATTCGCCTTGGCTCGTGCTGATGTAGTCGATCGATACCGCCCGGCCCTTCCAGTCCGGAGGCACTACGGCGACGCCTGGCGCGATGAACAGATCGAAGCCAGCGATGCCCGCGGCGCCCTCTTCCCGGTCAACGGTGACCGTGCCGGTGAGCATCGGCGTCAGGTTAAGCCCGCCGACCATCAGGCGCAGCGTCCAGAGGAACGACTGCCCGCGGACGATGTACTCGGGCTCTGCAGCGGCGCCCGTCACGCCATTCAGCGGCACGGCGTTGAGTGGCGAGGCGTTGAGCATTAGGTTTCTTCCCAGGTAATGGACCAGCTATGACTGGCAGATCCTGAATCCTGCGTTTCTGACGGCCGCTTGGCCTTCACGCTATAGATGGGCATCCAGCACACGCGGTAGAGCGTGGCGCCGGCAACTGCAGTCAGCGTCGCGATGCCATCCGTGACGCTGCACGATGTGTTGACCCATTGCCCGCCGAAGAGCGCCTGGCCCCACGGCGCAACGTCAGGACGTGCGTCTCCCCTGATCTCAAGAGTCGTTCCGGCGCCTTGCACGCTGCGCACCTTTGTCGACCGAAGCTCCAGCGGCTGGCTGTAGTCGAGGCCATCCAGTCCCGGCGGCATCCAGCCGGAGCCGCTGATCGTTCCGGACATGCGCTCCCAATGTGTCATCGAGACAAGGTTGCCGCCGCTCAGCCTGGCCGACGATTCGCCGCCGATAGGCTCCTCGCTCAACACTGGCGCACCGGAGTGCAACTCGAGCGGGATACCGCCGAGCATGGCTGAAGGTTGTGGCATGGTTAACTCCGGTGAGTGCGGCCGTGCTTGCGCGCAGCCAGGCGCAGCTGATCGGCCTGGGTAGAGTCCGCGAACACCTGGTAGGTGTCACCGCCGATGCTGATGTCCAGCGATCCTAGGTTGCGAGGCGACGTATCCAGGCTGGCGACGGTACCGACCATCCCACCATCGGCGAACCGAGGGATGGGGATGCCGCTGTTAAGCATGTCGAGGTGCCGCTTGCCAAGCTTTCGCACGGCCGCAGCGTTGATGACGTACTCGCCGTTCGACAGGTAGGCCGGGATGCTGTCGCTGGTTCCAGTTCCGGGGCCGCTGATATATCCGCCAGTGGCGAACTTCTGCGGCGCCGGGCCTGGGTCCTGCAACGTGTAAGGCTGGCTGAAGTCGTACTGCGCGCCGACCTTGACGATTATCTCGCGCTTGGCCAGGGCATCCAGGGCGGCCTGCACCTGTGCAAGCGCGGCGTCATCCATCTTCACGCTGACAGGCATATCCTCGAGCGCGGCGGCTGCCGTCTTGAGGTTAAGCATCTCCTGCTTGATGTCAGCGATCTTCTGCTCGGCACGGCTCTGCTCAATGTCATTGGCGGCCAGTTCGATGTCGCGAAGCTCGCCGATAAACCCGGCGAATCCGTAGGTGTTGGCGCCGGCCGCCTGCAAGTCCTGAAGCATCTTGAGAGCGGCTTGTGCCTTCGCCTGTGCTCCTTCAACATCACCTGCGCGCAAGGCCTCGCGTGCGCCGACCTTCAGTGCCTGAGCCGCCCCGTAGGACGCCTCGCCGCCAGAGTTCATTCCAGCAATGGCGTCTTGGTAGCGCTTTTCGATGTCCAGGCGAGCATTGCGAACTTTCTCCAGCTCGCTGTTTGCCTTCTTCTCTGCCGAGATCAGCGCTTTTACGCCCTGCTCGGACGCCTTGACCATGCGGTCTTGCTGGGTCTTCAGGTCAGAGATGTGCTGGTTGCGCTGGCTGATTTCCTTCTCGCGAGCTGCCTCTGCGGCTGCAGCGGCAACATCGGAGAGGAATTGCAGCTCTGCATTGAGGCCGGTCTGCTGTTCAACAATGGCAGCCCTGAATGCGACCAGAGCGTCCTTCTTGGCCTGCAGCTCTTCTTTCGAGAACAACAGCCCGTCAATCGTAGTGCTCAGCCCTGTGCCTTGCAGGCTGCGGTCAAGATCGGCGATCTGTTGATCAACCTTGTCTAGCTCGGTGACCATGCCGGACGCATTGGCCGCCACGAAGGCAATGCGCTTGCCTAGATCAACGAATTCAGAAGCGCCCTCGACGGCTGTGCCGGCAAGAGTCGCCAGCGCTGATGCCAGCTTGACCAGATTGTCGACGACGACGGGATCACTCAGCGTCTCGCCAAGGCCGTTGATCGCGTCAATAAGCGGTTGAACGTTCGCCTGCCCGATCGCTTCATTCCAGCGATCAGACAGGGCTGTCATGGCGCCGCCTACCGTTTCCGGCAGCGACTCTGCCTCAGTGCGCAGCACACCAAGCTGCTCGACCAGCGCGGACGTCACCACGTCTGCCGTAAGCAAACCTTGCGCAGCCATCTCCTTCAGCGCACCGATAGGCACACCAAGCGAGTCAGCTAGCGCTTGCATCAGTCGCGGAGCTTGCTCGGCTACGCTGTTGAACTCGTCACCGCGCAATGCGCCGGCGCCCAGCGCCTGGGCGAACTGAATCACTCCATTCTCAGCTTCCTGCGCGCTAGCGCCGGAAACACGGAACGATGTGGCAACCGCCTCGGTGACCGCCAAGATGTCTTTTTGGCTACGCCCAGCCTCTTTCAACGGCCTGCTGATGCGCTGGTACAGCGTTGCCAGAGACTCCAGCGGGGTCTGAGTTGCCACAGCGATCCGGCGAAGCTCAGTCTGTGCGGTGTTGAACTCTTCTTGCGATTCGGTCGCCAACTTCAGGCGAGCGTTCATCAGGTTGTAACTATCGGCAGCATTCGCAATGCCGCGCACGGCCCCAGTCAGTGCAGACACGGAGAAGACGCCGATCAGCGCCTTACCAGCCGTGGCCAGCTGCTTGTTCATGCTGTTGAGCTGGCTGTTTACTTCGTCGAACGCCTTCTTCGAGTTGTTCTTGCCGTCGATTACCAGCTGGGTTTTGACCTGGGCCATTTAGGCAAACTCCTTAAGCAAGCGTTTGAAGTCTTCGGGCTTGGCATTGGCCGCACGCGCGGCGATCAATGCGATCCGGTTGTCTGCGCGGTCTTCTGCATCGATGGCAGCCAAGAACGTCTCGATCTGCCGCAGGCTGTAGTCCTGCACATCAGCCAAGGCATGGCCTGCGCCAATCAGTCGCTGGACGACGGAGCCCCACTCAGCGCCCTTACCATTGCCGGCAGGGCTTCGCCGAAAAAACTGGAATTGACCCGCACCACCTCGACGAACAGTTGCACCGAGACGGTTGCCGGCAGGAACCACAGCTGCCAGCGCTTGAGGCTGGTCGTTGCCAGCAGCACCTGGCGAAGCTCGCGGCTGTGCGTGGCGGCATAGCGGTTGATCTGCTGGACGCTGGCCTGGCTGAACAGATCGACCAAGGCGCCGGCCGACTTGCCGTAGCGCTCGAAGTGGCGCAGCTTCACCGGCAGGATCTGCACGTCACGCCCCATCACCTCGACGGTGACCGGCTCAGGAAACAGAATTTGCAACTCGTTCATGCCAAACTCCGGGCAATAAAAAACCCGCCGAAGCGGGTTGTGGTAGTTTTTCTGCCTGCCTAACAGGCAACAGGAACTTTTATAATTTCAGAGCGTCCGCGACGGCTGCCGTTTTTCATCACCGTGCTGCTGTTTATTCTGCGCTCAACCATCTTTATGCACGGCTGCGCAGGCGCGGCCGATCGTCTTACTGGCGCCTCTCTCTGTGCCGGGCTTTCAATAGGCAGCGTTCTCTGTTGCGGCTGGCCAACTACTGTCAGTTCTTTTGCCTGGAGGCTGACTGCACGCGGCCTGCTCGGGTCAGCCATCTGTACCGGCGCGCTACTCCCGCTGATAGTCGGATTGTGCGCGCGCACAGCGCCATCCGCGACGCTGCCGCTAGGACAGTTTGCATTCTGCGTAAAAGTGACGCGGCCTTGCGAGTCGACGCACTTAGAAATACTGGCAGCGCTGGCTTGCACCGACAGCAGAGCGATCAGAATGAAGCCAAGACTTCGCATATGGTTCCCTCCCATTGATGAGGGAAATCTACCACGGCGCACGCGCCAAAGCCCACCGATCCGATGGGCTTGGACTCGGGCGCTTAGGCGATGGTGTCCATCTCGACCTTGAAGAACTGCGACAGGCCAGCGGTCACGATGCTGGTGTCGATCAGAACCTCGCCGGTGATCTCCAGCGCGCCGAACTCATCACCGATGAAGCCCAGGCCTTGAGCGGCGCCGATCTTCGCGCGATGCACGGTAACCTTGACGGTTTTGCCAGTGGCAGCCTCGTTCACGCCATCGAAGACCATCTCGAAGGTCTGAGCGCCAGTGGTTAGCGCCTCGATAGTTGCCTTGCTGTTCGGTACGTCCTCGGTCACGGTGCCGAACAGAACCATCGCCAGGTTCTCCGGGCTCAGGTCGTGCAGCGTAGCCGTGAACTCGACCGACTCGATGCGGTTCACCTGCGCATAGGTTCCGCCGCCAGCTGTCCGGTAGTTCGGCAGCTTGATGATGTTCTCGTTGATATTGAAGTTGAGCGCGGACACGTTGCCCACGTCGACGGCAGTGCCGCCAGCTTCAGGCGTGAGGGATACGATGCCCTTGCCCATGTATGCGTAGTTGGCCATGCGAGTTTTCCTCAGGCATAAAAAAACCCGCACGCTGCGGGCTTGATGTTGGGGTTTGGCGCTATGGCCGGATGTTCAGTGCCAGCTGGATCGGTAGCATCACGCTCGACGCCCTTTCGCCGTTGCCGGGCGGAAAGTGCTCGGACGTGGACAGGGAAACGGCAGTTGTCCCGCGCGGCATCCACTCGATTGGTGGCCCTTTCGGCGTGATTAGGCAGCGGACCAGGTCAAGTTCGATGTCTTCCAGCGCGTCGTCGTAGTCGTCCAAGCCGGCATCGACTGCGCCAATGACGTAGAAGCTGGGCGCAAGCTGAATAACACCAGGACCTTCGACCGGATCTCCGCCTTTCGCCTTCTGCAAGCAGATCAGCGGGAATGTCGTCGAGTCCGACTCCAGAATCTCGCTAAACCAGCCCGTCTTCACGTTCTGCCCCGCATTCGTCCGGTAGCCATTGGCAACCGTGATCGTCTGCAGCCTGGCCACAAGAGCCATACGCGCTTCGGTGAGAATGTTCATCGGGACTCCATGCAGGCCGCAGTGACGAAGTAGCCGTCGTCGGAGATGGTGTCTTCGACGACGTAGCGGCAGCGCTCAAAGATGAAGATGCCTCCACGCTGAACGCCATCGAGTTCAGCCTTGCGCCAGCTGAAGCCAGTGCTATCGGATCGGAACAGCCCTTCCGGTCCGTTCTGCACCAGGTTGCGCTCGATCATCACCGTGACGTTGCGCGGCTGCTGACCAGGGCCGCGGTATTCCGCGACCCCGTCATTCAGCTTGGCCAGCACGCTCCGGTCCATCCGGTCGCGCATCGCTGCCCAGCTCATGGCCTTACGCCGTTACTGGATGGCCCATCGAGCCATTCAGGCGCACAACGCCAGTGCCGGACGGGTTGGCAGCCGCCTTCACGGCAACGCCGATCAGGTAGTTGCCGGTTCCGGCCACGTTGGTGGCAAGGCCGCTGGCAGCGATCATGTAGACCGGCTGGCCGACTTCCCACGCCTGAGCACTGGTCTTGGATACTTCGAAGACGCCGGAGGTCTTGACCTCGACTTCTTCGCCAATGGCAGCATCGGTCGCAGCGACACCGACCAGGCTGTTCGCGCGAACCAGCTGGCCGGAAGTGACGGCGGCGGCGGCCACGAGGGTGATCATGTCGCCGTGTTGAATGAAGTTCTTCATCGTTCCCTCCTCGGGATACAGAAAACAGAGAGGGCGCCACGATGGGCGCCCTTGTCAGGTCACGGCGGGTTAGGCGCCAGCGTTCTTGTAAACGCCGCGGTAGTCGATCCAGGCGGCACCGAAGACCAGGCGAGCCTTGATCTCCATGCCGTCAACCTCGAAGCCCTCGCGGGTTTCGGTGAACACGCCCTGCTCCCCTTCCAGGTAGGCGTATTCGAAGGTGTCGACCAGGCCCGGAGCGGCGTACAGATACCACTGGTTGCCGGTGATACGCGCATCGACGATGACCTGCAGCGAAGCGTTGCGGCTGTCGTTGATATCGGCGTTCTTGGCCGGCACGTAGTTGGAGCTGGTGAACTGGTAGGCTTCCAGCTCCTTGTCCGGACCAACAACCAGGTATTCCGGGCCGAGGTTGAGGAAGTGACCGGCCTTGGACTTCTGCTTGCGCATTGCAGCGCGGGCGGCGGCCAGGGTAGTGGTGTTGATCGCGCCACCGCTGGCAGCCAGGTTGCCGTGGTCGGCGTGGAACACCGGAGTACCGTCGACGAAGTTCGGGTTACCCAGCAGCAGGTTCCAGACCACATCCGACTCGGTCTGAGCAGCAGCAGCGCCCAGCGCCTGGGGAATGCGGGTCATGGCCGACAGGTCGTCGTTCACGATCGCTTCCCAGGTGATGGCGATGATCTTGCCGAACTTGCCGACCTTCAGCGGCGCGCCTTCTTCGCCCAGCGAGCCGTACTTGTACTCGCCGTGCTCGTTGACCTTCTCCAGTGCGGCGATGTCGCCCAGCGCCACGCGGCTGACTTCGCGGAAGTCGGACACGGTGGTCTGACGGCCCAGCGGGCGCCAGGTCTGCGGAGCCAGTGCGTAGGCATCGCGCAGGGTGCGATTGACGGTCGAGCCCAGCAGGATCGGGAAGTCGCTGGTGGTGTGCATGCCAGCTGCACGGACAGCGGAGCGGTCGCAGCCCAGCGCGGCGCGGGCGATTTCCTGCGGAGTCATGCCGCGGGCGTTACCGCCAGCCATCTCGACGGACTCGCGAGCCATGTCGATCAGGCGCATGCCGCGGAACTCGCGGGCGTTCTCTTCCAGCTGGATGCTGGGGTTGCAGCGAGCGAGCAGAGCGTTCTGCATGGCGCTACGCTTGGCGGCTACCACGGAGGCGTCGACGCCGGAGGTGACAACGGTCGGCTGAGCGTTGCGGGTGTTGGGCTGATCGGAAGACTGCCGCTCGGCCAGCTTGTCGATCATTGCGGCGCTGGCATCGCTGGAGCTGACACCGCGAGCGATCAGGTCGTCGGCGAAATCGTCGGCGATGCCGACCTTCTTGGCCATGCTGCGGATGGTGAGGCAGCGCTTGCGCTCTGCTTCGATGGCGGCTTGGCTTTGATCTTCGGCCGCGCGGGTTTCGTCGGTCATTTCGTTTTCCTCTTGGGTTTCAGTGGCCACGGCGGCCGGTTGCTCGGGCGCCTGTTCGGCCTCCCGGATTTCGAATTGCGTGTTGAAACGCTGGCCGGGGTACTCGGCCGGGGTTTTGGCGCTGCGGATCTTGGCGCCGTCATCGAAGCCGATCGGCACCAGCGACAACTCCATCGGTTCCCAATCGCGGGCGATGTAGGTCGGGAGCTTGTCGTCTTCCTCCTCGGCCACTTCGTAGCGGTGAACCGCATAGCCGACCGAGATGTTGCGCAAGATGCCGTCCTTCACGTCGCGGAAGATGGCATCGGCCTCTTCGCGCTGGCTGAAGCGGACAATCGCCTTGCCTTCGTTGCCTTCAATCCATGCCCGCTCGACTACGCCAATCACGTCATCGAGGTCGTAGGCGCTGTGCGCGTTGAGCAGAGGCGCGCCGTTGTTCAGCCGCTCCAGCCTGACGGCCTTCTCGCTGACTTCCAGCTCCTCCATGTAACTGCCGACATCCCAGGACCAGCGGCGCCCTTTAGCGCCAGTGGTCCAGGTCAACTCGGCGGTGCGTTGCTCGATGTCCACTGAGCCAGGCCGCACGGCAGCGCGCAGGCTGAGCATCGGCGTCTCAATCGTCTTGATCGTCGCTTCCGTCATCGTTGGTGCTCTCGGTGGTTGTGGATGGCGAAGGCGTCTGCTGCCCCGCCGCGGAGACCTTGCGGGCGTCGTAGTCGAACACCAGCCCGGCCTTGTCGACCTTGCCAAGGTGGATTGCGAACCGGTCCAGAACCTCGTCCGGGTCCGTGTAGCCCATCTCGCGCAGGGCATCGTCTGGCGTCAGCAAACCGAGGCGCATGCGGTCTTTGATGACCGCCACCTCTTTGCTCGGGTCAACCATGTCGCGGCGCGGCGGCACCCACTCGGCGCCGGCTTCCTCGAGCACGCCACCAGGGATGAGTGTCTGCGCCTCGACGAACCATCCCCACACCCGCTCGCAGAGCTGCGGGATGACCATGCGCCACTGCCACACGTCCACGCGCCGCGCGAAGTGCAGCCAGCCCATGCGGCCGCTAGAGAAGTTCACGGCCTTGAGGTCGCCAGTCAGGAGTTCATACGGAACCCCAAGCCCGACCGATACTGCGTGCATGGTCTGCCAGGCATACGTGCTGTAGCCGTTGAAGCTTGGCGGGGTGCCAAACTTCACGTCCTCCCCGATGCCCAGCTGCTGGATGATTCCGGGCTCTACCCGGTCAACGAGCGGTGGCGGCTTCCCACCAGCGCCCATGTCGCCAGGCGTGATGAACGCGGCAAAACACGCCGCGATCTTGGCCTGCTCCATCACCGCGTCTTCCATCTCGTCGAACTGACGCAGACGCTGCATGACCGGCGCAAGCCAGGTGTAACCGCGGGCCTGTCCTGGCCGGCGCGGCATGAACACGTGAATCACGTCTTCTGCCGGCACTCGCCGGGACTGGATCGAGACAAGGCCCGTTGCGGCGCCGGGATGCTCATCGAACATCCAATACGCCACGCGGCGGCCGAGCGCATCGAACTCGATGCCCTGAATGATCTGGTTTCCGCCGTTCTTTGCTGACTTGCTGTCGTCAAGGAAGTCGGGCTCGAGCACCTGCAGTTGCATCGGCACGGGCAGGCCGTCCGAACTGAAGCGTCGGCGCCGGCGAATCAAACACTCACCAGCCTCGGCGACCGTCTCCATGACCTTGTGCTGCAGGCCGTAGAAATTCTCGATGCCGTCAGCGTCGCAGGCTGTGGTTTCGCCCCACTCTGCCCAGGTCGCGGACAGTTTCTTGTTCGATCGCGCGCTTTTGGCCTTTGGCCGCGGCACGATGCCTGCTCCGATCACGTTGTCAGCGATGCCGGTAATTGCCCGCTCGGCGTATGGATTGTTGCGGCGCATGTCGCGGGCACGATTGCGGAGCACCGTCAGGGCTGGCCCGTTCTCAGCGTTCGCGTCTGTTCCAGCTGCGCGCCATCCATCGTTGCGCCGCCCGCCTGCCGCACCCTCGAACCGGCGGGCGAGCATCTGCGTCGCCACCTCGGCCTTGGCTTTCTTCAGGCGCGACTCTGCGCGTTTCGCGGCCATGCCGGGAAACAGGGTGTCGATCACGCCCATATCAATAGCCCTTGGAAAAGGATGTGTAGGTGCGCCCTCTCGGGCCGGTGTCGGGAAGCGGTTCGAGATCTGTTTCCATCAGCCGAAGCGTGCGGATCATCTCGTCGAGCGACCGGTAGGTGACGCTGCGGTCGGCATAGCGAACCATCAGCTCGCCGCCTGCGATGGCCGCTTTCAGCGTGTCGTATTGCTCGCGCGTGAATGCCATCACTTTCTCCAGTAGGAGGACGACACCCGCGGGCGCTCGTCGATTGATTGAGTTTCAGGCGACGCCGGGTCGATGGCGTCCAGGTTCAGACCGAAGCGCTGCTGGCTGATCCGAAGCGCTGCCAGGGCGTACACGAAGCAGTCCAGCGCCTCGTTGCGCCGGCCGTTCGCTTCCCACCTGTAAACGCGCTGACCCTTGTCGATCTTCAGCCGCTTGGTTTCGGCCGTGAGCTGCTTCAGCTCCGACTCGTCGCAGATGTCGTCATTGGCCGGGAAGTGGATCGCGCCTGGCTGCATGTCGCCGGCCTGGCTGCGCGCCGTGTCGACGCCGAGACGCAGGCGGCTATAGATCAGCTCCTTGGCGTTGTCGGTGCCAACTTCGGTCAGGTAGACGCCCGCCTTGGTCCGCGTGCGCGGCATGTTGGCGATCGGTTTGCCGTAGGTATTGGCACCGCGGATAGGGATCACCCACGTGACGCCATGCTTCCGGCTCTCGCCGTAGACCTCGTCGGTGTAGTGGCCGCCAGAGTCCCAGCACCAACGATCAACCTTCATCGGCAGGCCATCAGGCCGAACGAACTGCCGGTTGATCTCCAGCCCGACCTTGCGGCGCAGCTCCTCGCTGGCGGGGTCGCCATGCAGGATGAAGCGGTGGACAAGCCAGCACTCCTCGCCCGCGCCGAACGCCCACACACGCCCTTCATAGCGGTCATCCTGGGTATCGATACCGCCAACAAGCGCCACGGCTCGCAGCGGAACCTGGGGAAACACCTCGCGGCGACCGTAAAGCGTCTCCCACTCGACCTTCTCGCCCTCGTCTTCGTCGAAGGTTTCGCCGAGCGTGGTGTTGATGAAGGTCTTCAGCTTGTTCCGGTCGTCCTTGGCCTTGTAGAAGTCAAGAACGATGCGCCCCCACGTCGTAAACGGGCTGTATGCCGTCCAGATGTGGAAGGTGACCGAGTCAGGCGTCGGAATTACCTCGCCGTCAGCGCTGAAGTAGTCCAGTCCGTCGCGCGTCCAGATGCCGGTTTTCTCGCAGATCCAGCGCCCTCTCGCGTGCTGATCCTGCATTTCGTGCTGCTGGACCATGCAGGCGTTGTGTTCGCAGACGTACCAGGCGTTGCCTGGGCTCTCCGCGTCCCACTTGATGCCGAACGCGCAGTCTTTGCCGCCCCACTTCAGGTATTGCTCAGCCTGACAATGCGGGCATGGCACATGAAGCCGGAACAGGTGGGGCGATTCGCTCGCCGCCGCCTCGATCTGGCAGGTTCCTTTGATCTTCGGGGTGCTGCCTCGGATCGACTTCGGGAAGGTCGATCCCTCAATCCGCTTGTCACCAAGGAATGTCGGGCTGCCTTCCTTCTCCACGTCTGGCTCAAACGCGGCCAGCTCGTCATAGATGATGGTGTCGACCGACTTCTCGCGGTAGTTCTTCGCCGCGGCGCCGCCAAGGCACCAGAGCTGCTTACTGTGGCTGAAGCGCTTGGTGTCCAGCGTGTTGTCGCGGTGCTTCTTGCCGTACCAGGGCGCCAGGGCGTAGATGCTCGGCACGTCGCGGATCATCGTCTCGACGTGAGCCTTCATAAACCCGGCCGCGGCGCCATCGGTAGGCAGCAGCAGCAGGATATTCCGGCGCTTGTGCTCGATCTGGTAGGCCGAAGCGGCCAGTAGCATCTTCGAATAGCCGACGCGGGCCGACTTGATGACGTTGATCGTGCGGATCTCGTCGTTGCCCATCGCGTTAAGGATGGCAACCTGGAACGGCAGCGTCTCCCAGCGACCTTCCTGATAGGAGGACTCGCTGGATAGGTAGAAATTCTCATCCGCCCATTCAACAGGCGTCATCGGCACCGGGCGCGACAACGGAACGAGCCCGAGGCGAATGGCCCCGGCCAGTTCATTGATCTGCGGTGTCGAGATATTCATTCAGCAATCCAGGCAGGCGGTCATCTAGGGTCGCCGCCCGGTTGCGTGCCTTGGCCAGCTCGCGCTGGACCGATTCGATGTGCCGGACCTCTAGGTCAGGGTGGCGGCGCTTCAATGTCAGGGGCAGCGTATCGAGAAGTGACCCGATCTCAGCGGCCAGGCGAGACAGCACGAAGGTGGCAAATTCGGTCGGGACCGACTTGCGCTTGGTGATGTCGTTCTTCAGTTCTTGGCCTTCAGCCTGGGCCGCAGTCAGCCTCAGGCGTTCTTGCTCAAGGCGTTTAGCGGTGTCGGCGTCTTCATCGCTGATCGGTTGGTGCTTCTCTTCTGCACGAGCCAGCCTGTTATCGAGGACGGCCCGGCAGTCGTAGAAAGCCTCGCGCCCAATTCGCTCGACGGGCTCAACGCCCCATTTGTCGAACGCTTGGACGGAAATGCCAAGGCTCGCGGCCATCTCGCTCTTGTTGAGCCAGCCGCGCTGTTTTTTCGGTTCGGATTTGGTCATGACGGAACAACAACCGCCTCCTGGGAAAAGCTCGTATGAAGCGAAAAGGCGGGGCGCGAATTACCCGCGATGGCCGGGGGTATCCCGGAGGACCCAATGGGGCCCCGGCGTGCGCTGGCAAGCCCATTTTTGCACCACAACGGTGCATCATTTGGCCGTCGCTATGGCCTTTTCGAACGCCTTTGCAAACTCCTTATCGAAGTTCGCCTTGATGATGTTGTCTGCGATCTTGAAGAACGGGACTCGCACCCTGTACCTTGGTGCAGCATCAGTGAAGATGAAGACAGGCCGCACGCCCACCTCCTTTCCTATCTTCCTGCGCTCCCACACACCGGCCTCACCGTCCACCTCGCCTACGAAGTAACGGTCAGCGTTGCCCTTTCTCCTGCTGCGCTTGCTATTGGTGGCGTTGTGCTGCGATCCAGCGGTCGACTCTGCAGCCCCTAGGCCTGACAGAATCTTCATGGCCAGCTGGCCTTTGATGTTCCCGTACTGATCGAAGAACGCCTTGTTGGGCATGGCGTACTGATCGGGGCGCATCAGCCCTCTACGGATCAGCGCCTTTTCGAAACGCTTGCGTGAGCGTGTGCCGCCGTATACCTGGGCCTGCAGATATTTGTCAGCCGGGATTCCAGACGCCCACGCATCCTTGAGCCACACCTTGGCTTGCAATCTGGTCTTAATTGCTGGCTTGACGAATACACTGTCAAGTGTGGTCTTGGTCGGCCGGTCAAAGCGCTTGGCCATCACCGACACTTCCCCCTTCTGTACCAGCTTGGCCACATTGGTCAGGGTCAGCGCAGTGGCGAACGGGATCTGCTTGGCGAACTTATCGAGCTGCTCTTGGGCGAGCTTTGCGTCGGGCGCCTTGATAGTGATCACGGCTCCACTCCTTTCTCGCAAGCTTCCACGCCTCCATCCCCACCATCAGGCATACGCATGCTGTGAGGTAGAGGATGATCAGGATGGCGAGGGGGCGTTTCATTGCTGCTCTCGGCGCTTGGCTTCTTCGATAGCTTTGGCCTTGCACTTAGAGCACCAGAGGTGCGGCCGGCCCATGGGGTCGCCGCACTGCTTGCAGGTGAACCCTTTACTGTTCATTGCCAGTCACCTTCGGCTGCGACACCACGCGGGCGATAGCCATAGCCACGCCGAGAACCATGTTCACGCTGCCCCATGCGACGGGGTTGATGTGGCCTTCGAACGCTACCCATGCACCGGCTGCTGCGTTGAGCACTGCGGTGAGGATGGCGAGCTGCACACTGGTGAGACGCCAGCACTTGCGCCATTCGGGGATCAGGTTCATGAGCCAAACCCCTTAGCCAGGAACGGCCACAGCTTGTCGAACACGGCAACCAGCACCACGCCGGCGCCGATCCCATAAGTGAGCTTGTTGCTCAGCGTGTCCACCTTCTCTGATACCTCGTCCTGGCTCTCTCCGATTGCGGTGAGCTGGCGGGTCATGTGCTCGAACTGCTGCTCGAGCTTGGTCAGGCGATTGGGTGACTGGGCGTGGTCGCGGTCGAATCTGTCCAGGCGGTGCCGGGTTACGGCTGCCTCTTGCTCCAGGGCGCCGACTCGCTCATGCACTGTCCTGCCCTCATGGCTGTCGGTCATAGTGGAGTCTCGTTGGTGTTTGGTCCGGCCTCACATACCGTCGCTATCCGCCAGGGAGCTAGGAAGCAGTAAGAGGTAGGGGCCGGAATAGGGTTCGACTAGACGCCGGCAGGCTGCGCTACAGCGCGAACCATTGCCATGACGCCCGTCTGAATATCAGTCTTGCCGATGGAGGCCCAGCGGAAAGGTTCAGCGGCGTGGAATCGATTGAATTCAGCCTTCGCTTCTGCCTCACAGTCGCTGGTCCGCGCACTGTCCATTGCGTTGATCTTGGCCGCCTCGTGAATCTTGAGCAGGTCTACCAATTCAGCTTGGAGCTCAAGCATTTCTGCCCCTTTGGCCTTGATGCGATTCATCAAGTCAACTTCGGCCTGGCTCAACTCGCGATAGCCGGTGATCTTGCGATGTTGGTTTTCCATAACAACTCCGAATAGATGCAAGCGGTAGGCGCTGATCCCCTACTTGCCGATACCCGCACTACGCAACAAGGCGCGCTAGAAAACGGCATAGGTCGCCCGTAAGCCCGGGCAGTCGCTTGCAAGTTGGTTGGGCGCATGGTGGCGAGCCATTCAAACGGCCTTTAGCGCCCGAAACTGAGGCACAAAAAAGCCCGACTCATTGGCCGGGCTCTTCTGAAGCGGTAAAACCGCAATTTGTGCCAGATTGCCAGATCGACGTTAACACGTCAACAGGCGCGACATGTAAATTAAGCTGCCATTCGTCGATCAAACTCCGACTCAACGTAACCGTGCACACGGCTCAGCATGTCCTTCACCTGGTGGCGGGATTTACCCAGATCCTTTCCGATCTGCTCCATGGTGCGGTTGTGGCAGTAGTACATGTGTACGGCCTCGGAGGCCTCGGGATAGCGCTGCTGTAAGCGAGCCACTACGGCCGATACCGTCTCTGCCTCTTCATCGGTGATCGCAGCATCTGGCGCGTGAGTGCTGGGCACGTTGTCGCGCATGATGGCCAGCATCGGCGAGACGTACCGAGGCACGCCTGTCTTCTGCCATACCCAGATGCCCCATTGGGTCAAAAGCTCTTCGGCGGATTTCATTAGAACAACCTCCCCAGTGATGCGGCGAATTCGTAAGGGTCTTTAGCGCTCTTCTTGAGGTTGCATTGCGGGCAGGCTATGACCAGATTGCCAGCCTCGTGCGGGCCTCCTTTGGAGAGCGGAACATAATGATCAACGTGGAAGCGGCCCTCGCATTTGGATCCGCACCAGTAGCAAACCTTCTTCTGCGACTGAGTCCAGGCATGAAGCTCTGCGGTCGATATCCCATCCGCCTCTTTGGCTCGGCGCTTTGCGCTGTAATTGCGGATGATGGCCTTGCGCTTCTCGGGGTTGCGCTCCCTCCAGCGCTTAGCCTGCTCGACGCGCTGCTCCCTGTTGTTTTCGTTGTAGATGCGGCTTCGGGCGAGAATTCGCTCTAGGTTTTCGCGGTAGTAAATGGCGTCGTACCGCTTCTTCTCGTCTGAGGATGATTGAGCGGCCAAGCACTGCATGCAGGTTCCGGTCGTGGTGTAGCGCTCCCCAACATGGCCTTCCGGGCAGGGCTTCGGACTGTAATAAGTCCTTGCGCCGCTAGCGATTGCCGCCTGCCTTGCTGCGCCTGCTTCGTGCCAGATGCGAGCGCTCTCTTGGCGCTCCAGCCTTCTCCGTGCGCGCTTCTGCGCCTCTACCTTTCTCGCGGCGACCGCCTCGGGATCCTGCTTGCGGCGGAAGCGCTCAGCACACGCCATGCGGTTGCACTCAGCGCACTTGCCATCTCGAGCGAATCGAACAGGTTCATGGCCGTGACTACAGGGAAAGATTGATCGGTAGGTGGTTTCCCTGGCCTCGCTAGCGGCTTCACGAAGGCTTCGCTCTATCGCTCGCGCCTCTCGCCTCTGCTTCAAGGCTGGGTCCGCCGCATCTCGACGCGCCTGCTTCTTCTGGTTAAGCGACGGATCCGAATCCCTGCGAACCTTCTGGTAAGCGAGATTAGCCTCGCGATCCGCCCAATAACGGCTGGCGGACTTAACGCGCTGACACTCACAGCACGCGCCATTGATCGTGGCCCTGTTGGCGATGTGACCGGCAGGGCAAGGCTTGCCAGTGAAATAGGATTTGCAGCCAGCTTCCTTAGCCTCTTTTCGGCTGGAAGGAAGGTTCGCGTCGCCTTGATCTTTGTTAGAATTCAAATCAGCCATTTTCCGCTCCCATATAGCGTGTAATGGTTAGGGCCGGCAGAGTGTTCCCGCACTCTGCTGGCCCGCTTAATTCTACCAAATTAATCAAGCACATAACATTTCCGGCACAACTTCGTTAACTGCTACTCGCCCATATTCCTTGTGGTAGGTAATACCTATTGCGCGGCGGTTAGAGGCATAGCCAAGTCTGGCTGCATATGATCCGGTCGCAGTCAGCGTCGGATGCCTGCGAACTATCATTCCGTTATGCGTAGCGACCTCTTCCTTGTGGTAGTGGCCGGTGTGCGCCTCTCTGTGCTTTGTGCAGCCCCAAATCTCGGGGAAGTTCGCCGCGAAGATGCCCGGCAGGTCCGAATTGCGCGCCTTGTGGCCGTGATGAAAGCCGAGCATCGTCTTGCCGTGCTGGTAGACGTAATACGGCGTCTCGCTCATGTTCACTTTCAATCTCGGCTCGTTTTCATATAGAGCCTCGAACATATGGCGCAACCACAGCGATCCGGCCAAGTCATGGTTGCCCTCTGCAATTACCAGATGGACTTCCTCATGCTTTGCCAGCGCCATATCAATAATGCTGCGTAGAACTTTGATACTAACCCGCACCAACTCTGCATATATGCCAGAGACGTTGAGCGGGTGCCGATTGGTTGGCGTTACTGGCTCCAGTCCGTCAAACGTCAGGAAGTCACCTAGCTGGTTGATGACGCAATATCTCGCCTTGGCCGATGCGTTGATCATTGCGGCAAAGCAGCCGACAAGCACGCGCTCGGCTTCTTCGAGGTTCCAGTCGGCGCCACCCTGGATGGCAGTCGCGTATTCCCCGATGTGACAGTCCGTCAGGGTGTACAGGTTGCACAGCGCGTCGTCGGTTTGGGCAGGCCCGCCCATTGGCGCCAAGCGGTCTATCTGTTCGCCCATTGCTGCGGCTGCGGCGTGCATTAGCTCTAGCTGCCGCTCGTGATCGATGCTCGACTTGACCCACTGCAGCTTCTGCTCGCCGTCCTTGCCGTACAGTGTCGACGTGCCTTTCAGGTGGAAGCCGTCCGGCACGCTCTTGGTCATGTCGTGCTCCGGGCTCCACCCTTGGCGAGCCAGGCGCGCCTTGTGGGTGTAGACGTTGCGCTCGTGCAGCCCAAGGATCTGCGCAGCCTCTGCCACAGTGCGGCCAGTCAGCGCGGCCTTGATTTCGTCGTCTGTCGCTTTGCGTGCGGCCATCAGGCTGCCTCCCCGTCTATCTCTGAAATGGTCACCTCGACGCACCCTAGGGCCTTGATAGGGCCTCTTTTGATGGTCAGATGGTCGATCTGGCTGTCGTCTTCCCAGGCTCCGCCGTGGGTGAGCGCGTCAAGCAGTCCTTTGCAGAGGTTGTCCAGGTCCCGGCGGCGACGGTCAGGCGGGCAAGCGGTGATGACCACCTGCAGGCGCCCTTCCATCTTTTGCACGCCGGCCGACCGGCACAGAGCGGTTACGTCCTTGCAGTAGCTACGCCCCTTGGCGCTGATCAGCGTCTTGGCGCCAACGCGGCGGTAGTAGGTGTTCGCGGAGGGCGGCCAGGGCAGCACGATCAT